GATAGTGCTTACTGTAGTTGAAGAAAACTCATTACAACGCATAATTACTTTACTGGCTGAATATACATAGTAAAGCTAAAAACAGGCGATATAATCAGATTATCTAATTGATGCAAGCACAAAGTAGTAACAGTAAAGAAAGTAAAGAATAAAGATACAAATACTAGCATATTCAAAGATAACATTCTTTATTTACAAACATGTTCCAAAAAGAAATGACGAACAATAATAATTGAAACCAAATTAATCAAGTAGTAACTAACTATAAAGACGAACTAGCTTTATTAGAATCTCAACACAAGGCACGAATGGAGCAGGGAGTAAAGCATATTAATCTAGAAGAATATAGAATAAGAATAAGAATGATAAGGATATTCCTAGAAGAATTAGATAATATAAAGATAGAAATTATTAGTAGAGACAATCAAATAAACAAACTAGAAGATAAGTTAAGCAGATACAAAGGAATCATAAATAGTAATCCTATAGAAAGAATAGTACACGATGTATCTTATATAAAATGTAGTAAATGTAGTAAAGAAGCAATAAAGAACACAAGCTACTGTAAAACTCATCTAAAAGAACAAATAAAAGAAGCCCAAGAACTGATAAAACAGCTAGAAACAAACCCCTAAATAGAACCACCAAACAGGTGCTGTATCATAGGGAATCAGATTATATTGTCTATTGAAAAACACAAAAACATAATTATAAAGGGTATAACAAATATTACTTCTTTATTCTTATGATAAGAACACTAGAACAAATAGAAGAGCTAAGAAGAAAACATGCTATAGAAGTATTTACAGATTTCCTAATCCAAACAAAAAAATCAATAAGAGAGGTAACCTGAATAGAATATCAACAACGAGTAGCTCAATGAATAGTAACACTAGGAGAAAAAACAAAAAGAGAACAAGACAGAACACTCATACAAATAATACAAACAGATAGATCATTTATGTGAGACAATTAATTGACTATTTTGACATTATCTCACATATAAGGAACAATAACATATTGTCTCCTTTTTTTATAATATGAAAACAGAACCTAAAATAAAAAAAACAAAACAAAAAAAAGAAAGAAGCCACAGTATAGCTAATACAAAGAAAGTAGCAGTAGCATTAATAAAAAACCCCACAGGTACCCTAAGAGAACTAGCAGAAGAGGCAGGAGTGAGCCACCAGACAGTAGATAATAAACTTTGACAACTTTCTAGCAGAAGAGGCAGGAGTGAGCCACCAGACAGTAGATAATAAACTTTGACAACTTTGACAAATTAAGGAAGATTGGCTTGAAGAGCTCCTTTCAGTAGATATTGATATAGTAAAACTAGGCACAAAAGAAATAAAAAGAAGATTCGAAAATGAAGAAGAACTAAAACAAATTAAAGCTACAGACGTATCAGCTATTACAAAAGAATCAACAGCAAGATACATGGCATTCAGATGAGATGCTACAGATGCTAAGTGATGATTAAACGCTGAAACATTAAAGGCAATGAGCATAGACGAGCTATTATCAATAATTAAACAAAAATAATGACTGCAATAGCAACATTCAGAACAAGGCTAGCAAACGAACTGTTAAGAGATCCTAAAAACAGGATACGACCACAGGATACTTTAGACTACGCAATAAACGCAGGCTATACAAGAACTCAAGAAGATACTCTAGGTATGATACCACTAACAGACGATAACGAAACAATAACTGGAGTAGTAGGAACACAAGAGTATACATTTGCTACTGACCTCAAAACAATCAAATTAGTGAGGCGGTCTGGTACTGACTTACTCCCAACAACAAAAACAGACGTTAAAGCAAAATATGCAACGATGGAAAGCGGAATCCCAGCATATTATTATATCTATCAGAATAGTATCTGACTATATCCAATCCCAGCAGCATGAGGAACGATAGACATAGATTATACAAACATCTTACCAACAATAACAGATTCAGTAGCTAGTAGTAACCCTAGTTACTTAGATGACGCTATTCTGTACCACGCAGCAAGCGTTTGTTACAGACAAGTAGGAAGGGTAGATATGGCACAAATACGAGATATAGAATACGAGAAAGTAATTAATAAATCATTATTAAACCTAGTAAGACAATCGGACTTGATACGAAGTTAGTATTTATACACACCATATACACACTATGAAGAATAGGCTCAATATAATGTTATCTGACGATGTAGCTGAATCAATTAAGCAAATAGGGGGCTGAAATCTATCAAAAGGAATAGAAATTATACACACTGCATACACACTCAATATAGATTATGAAGAAATGAAACAAATATTCCTAATGTTAAAAGACAGGTTAGTTTGATTAAAACCGCAGGAGGCAAAAGATCCAGTAGATAAAGATACACAATATAAAGACTTGTTCAATAATTTATCTACTACTATGCAGAGTAAGCTAAATGAAATAATTAAGAATACAGCAAAGTGAAATTATCGAGAAGACTGACAAGAATATACTAGAAATGAATTACTGGAAAAGCAGTGATTCAAACAATTTATATGACTAATTAATTAACTAATGACATTAATCTATGTAAGAAGGAAATCAGACTTTCAAGTAACAGAAGTATCAACACAAGACCCAAGACGAGATGAGGATTATGTAGGTCTATCTTATCAGCCATTAGGCAAACACAAAGGAGAACCTTATACAGTTCCTTGAGAAGAGGTGGAACTCACTGACGAAGAAAAAGAACTTGCAGACTTAAAAGCTAAGTATGAAGAGCAAGAAGGCAAACCAGTACCAAACAATAAAAAGAATGACATTGAATGGATTAAATCAAAACTTGCCTAATCATGGGAAAACTAAAGGTATATAATAACTTTACTGGATGACTTAACTCTAATACAACTAATGCTATTGGAGATAAGGATTTAGTAGTAGCTAATAATGTCTTTTACAATCCAGCATGACAACTACAAACAAGAAGATGATATAGGACTTTTGGTAACCAAATAGGAAGTAACCCAATAACGAGTTACTTCTTTTTCCAAAGAGATGATAGCTGATCTAAGATAGCTCTATGTTCTAGTGGTAGTCAGATGTATGTATTAGCTAGTTGAACACGAAGTAGTATAGCGAGTAACCTTATGGAGTATGAAACATATCCATGAAAGACTACCAGGAGAACTAGACGAGATTATACAGTCTATAAGAATGTTGTTTATATGTGCGATTGAGTTAATCCTTACTGTAAATATGGGTCTAATACTTTTTCACAAATAGGAGTAAGCGCATGAGTAATAGCAACAGCAGACAATACAACTGACTTATTTACTAAGGTAGCACACTGACTAGCAGTAAATGATGAACTCTACTTTACGGCAGGCACATCAATGCCCACTGGTTTAACTGCTTATCAAGTCTATTATGTTTCTACTGTACCAAGTGCTGATACATTCAGTGTAAGTAATACGCCCAATTGAACTGCAATAAACTTTACAAGCAATTGAGTGGGAACTCTTACCTATTTCAAATTAACTGAACCAAGAACAAGATTCATTAGTATTAATCAATGAGTATGTCGAAGTGCAGGAGAAGACTTAAACCCTCTTAGCCTTTATTATTCAGCTCCATTAACCTGATTATCAAACCTAGATAATATTAATACCAATGTAGCAATAATCTGACCAAGTGAGGAATGAGTAATAAACTGACTAGGAGAGTATGCACAAGGTGTAGTAGTACCTAAGTCAAGTAAAGTATACTATTCTAGTCTAGCTACATGAGCATTTACTTCTTACCCAATAGACACACAGTCAGGAGGATTTGCAGATAGGACTATAAATAGTGTCTGAAACTCGCTTGTTTACTTCAACGAAAGATGAATAGACAGCTTAGTAAAGAGAACTGGAGTAGATGGAGCAGGAGCGTTAGAATCACAAGCCCTAAGTACAAAGATTAGGGAACTTATAGACACAATACAAACACAATCATATAACTCATCTTGTGCTCAATATGTAAAGGAATCAAATAACTATCACTTTATGTTTGATAGTAATGGTGATGACATACCTGATACAATGGTAGTTTACAGCTCATTAACAGGCTGACGATCAACGTATAACTTCCCTGAGATATACGATTTTGGAACCTATATAGATGACAACTGAAACAAACAATACCTCTTTGCTAGTGCAAATGGCGGACAGATGTATGAATATGAATACTGATTTGATGACAACTGAACAGCTATTGAAGTCACAGTACAAACTAAAAACTATGAGTTCTGAGAATGAATGTTTGAATATATCGAGCTAGAAGGCTACAAGGAGGACGGAGGTGATATAACCGTCACCCTAGTAGTAGATGATTTAGATAGCTGAGATGCCCTAGTGGAAAATTCAGATCTGAATATAACTAATTCAATATCATTATGAGTAAGCCCACTAGCTACTGTAGCCTTAGACTGAGAATGAACTGAAAGCTTAGAACTATTTAAATACAAGGTAAAGATACCTTTTATGATTAGATGAAGTATGCTAGGAGTGAGGTTAGAATCAAGCTGAGTACAACGAATACTAGAGAAACTAACAGTCAATCATAATTGAGAAAGCACAGACGTATTTGCATTTAATAATATCAAATAACATGGCATTAACATACTATCCAATGCAGGACAACTATAAAACTAAACTCGCTAGAGCTTGGGATTGAGCTACATGAACAGTTTACGTTAATGCAGCACCTGAGTTTACTATGCCTGCAAGCTCTTATACGTTTATTACAGTTGATCCTTGAACAACTAAGGAGCAGGTTTTTATCTGTGATAGTTTCAACACAACAAATAAAACTTTGAATGCTTATAGTGTTACAGTTAATAAATGACCATGACTAGCCTATACACAACAAAGCCACAGCGTGGGGGCTAAAGTAATTATCAGTGATGCTTATGCAGCTTGGGAATATATGAAAGCTACTATTGATGCAGCAATAGTCTGAGGCTTCAACAGTGCTACACTAGCACAAATGATAGCATGAACTGATACTTATTTATGATATGATGTTTTAACTCAACCAAGCAAGGTACTGACTGCGATTGGCTATGAAAGAAATGCTGGCTTTATAGGAAACCTCACAATATCAGCAAGTAGGACTGGTAGCGCTGAAACAATCTCTTTATTAACTCAAGCATGAACAGCACCAAGTGCAACTGACCCAATCAAGGTAGCTTTTAGAAGTGTAACAGCTTGAACAGGAGATTTCACTGTATTAACTTTAACATCCGCAACTACTATAACCATTCCAAGTGGCGCTACTATGTGAGCTACAAACTCAGTAGCATTCAGATTATGGCTAGTGTGATTCAATGATTGAGGTACTTTCAGATTATGAGTAGTAAATTGCAAGACTTCGACAACTATCATTGACTTATCAGATGATGATTTAATAAGTTCAACAATACTAGATACAGCTAGTGATAATGCGGGCGTATTTTATACAGGAACAGCAGTAACAAGTAAAGCTTATAGAATACTAGGTTATCTTGACTATTCACTTGCGGCAGTAGGTACACGATGAACAGCCCCCAGTAAAATACAATTATTCTGACCTTGAGTAAAAAGACCATGACAAGTAGTAAAGACTATATTGAATGTCACGCCATGAGCAACGAGCTGAACTACGGTATTACCCTTTGACACTTCTATCCCACAAAACACTGAATGAGATGAATATTTCAGTCAAGCTATAACTCCAAAAGCAGCAGCGAATTACTTACTTATTGAAGCAAATCTTGACCTTACAAGTTCGTTGTGAAACAACTTAGCATTAGCATTATTCCAAGATGCAACAGCTTGAGCATTGTACGCTAAGTGAGGAAGTAATGCAGCAGCCACCAATATACAATGAATAGTCTGAAAGTATTGAATGGTAGCAAATACAACAAGTTCAACTACATTCAAAGTAAGAGCTTGAGGCTGAAGCGCATGAACAACTACATTGAATTCTAAATATTGATTAACTAACTCATCTTACCTACAGATAACTGAATTTATGGTATAATATAACCTATGGCAATAGATCCAAAAACCTGAATAGACAGACAAGCAATCAACGCTATCAATAAAGCTAGCGCATGAACCTGAAAAGGTTATGAGCAAGTAGCATTTCTTAGTAATGCAGAGTTGATGAAGTTACAAGGGAGACCAGAAAACACTCAACAGACTCAAGTAAGCTGACCTAGACTTTGAGATGCTTCTTATTGATGACCAACATCATGAGGAGGGTCTTTTATCAAAAGCCAATCAGGTAATACTGGTGTGAATTCATTGCAAGTTAGAGATGCACAGGGTAACTTAATTACTAATACAGTGTGATGAAGATCTGTAATGAGCGATAATAAGAAGTCTATACTTCCTTGAATGCTACCAAGCACAGGAGCAACTGCGCAAGCTAACTGAACAAAAGATAATTCAGCAGTAATAGATGCTAATGGAGCAGTTACTAATACTTTACCACAAGGACAAGATGCAAGCTTGCCAGCTCCTACAGTTGCAACGCCTAATCAGCCAGTTATATTGAGACAAACCACAAAACCACAAGTAGGCTATCAGCCAGTAGATCATACAGATATTAACAATATGGATTTAGTAGGTTTAAGAGATTATACAAGAAGTCTACAATACGATCAAGCACAAGGTAAAACATTGACTAAAGAACAGACGTTAAAGTTACAGAGAGCAATGGATAGAGCCAATGAACTATCTGCTCCACAATCACAGGTAGCAACTGGAGCATTAGATCAGTTAGTTACATGACAACAACAACAAAAAGAACAAGTAAAGACTGAACTACAAGCACAAGACCAACAACAATATCAAGCAACACAGCAATTAGAACAAGCTAAGCTCGAATCTATCAAAGCAGAAAACGCTAAGGCAGAAGAAAAACAGAAAAATACATTAGGTTATATTCTAGGAGCACAAGGGGCTTGAACTTCTAGCTTTGGAGCTGAGAAGATAAACGAAATAACCTGATATTTCAATGCTCAGAATCAATTAGCAATCTTAGAAAGTACTGCAAGCCTAGAGAAGCTTAGAGCAGAACAAGCAGGAGCAACAAGACAAGAACTAGCTAAGTATGACGATCAGATATTCAAACTACAAGAGGCTAAAGCTAAATATCAGGTAGAATCAGCTATGAAAGTTGATGAGTATAACCAAGAACAAGCTCAAAACGCAGAAAAAAGCCTACAAAATATACTTGATGTAGCAATAGCGCAAGAAGCCAATAAAATACCTCTTTCTGATGCTGAGAAAGCGCAAGTACAGGCCTATTGACAGCTATTAATTGACGAAAAAGGCTGAATAAATAAGGAAATGCTTGATATTATACCAGCAAGATTAAGGAATCAAGCTCTTATCGCATGATCTGCTATTAAATGAGCTATACCAAAAGAGCCAAAGACCTTAAATACTGATTGAGGTGCATTTGTATATGACTATGCTACTCAAACACGAAAGAAATTAGCAGGTAGTACAGAAGAAAAGAAAGGAAACTGGACACAATTAGATGATTGAACTCTACTAAATAAAGATACTGGAGAAACAAAAGTAGTCACTGGTACTGGTACCATTCAAACAGCTATTCAAAAAGCAGTTGAAGCTTGTAAAACAGGTGCTCAATGTGGTAGATTTGTTAATGAAGTATGAAAACAAGCTGGTATAACTCTATGAATAGGAGATAGCTACGAATCTAAGGTAAATGCAGTCAATAAAATAGGCCAGGCAATGAATGCTAATGAAGTATGAGCTTGAAGTATATTTACCTATCCTACTGGTACTAAGTTCTGACATATTGGTATAGTTACCTGAGTAAACGATGATGGTACTATAAACATTATGGACTATAATTATGGCAATGATGAGCAGAAAAGGGAAAGAATGAATGTAAGCCCTAGTGAGATATTTAACCTGAAGTGAGTAATAAGCAAACCAATTATTACCAATGATAATGTACCACAGGCCACTAAGCCACTAACAGATAAACAGTTTACTCAATCTAACCAGGTTATAACATCATTCAAATCTGATCCGCAAGTAAAAGCATTTGAAGAATCGTTCTCTCAATGAGTCAATCTTTTGAGTTCGCTTAATGATGTTAGTTGACCATGAGATACCGCAGCAGTATATCAGTTTATGAAGTCTTTAGATCCTCAATCAGTAGTTAGAGAGTCAGAGTTTGATTTAGCTGCTAATAGTGCAGGTGTAGCCTCTAGAATTGGGAACATGTTCCAAAGATTATCTGAGTGAAAAGTTCTAACAGAGGAGCAAAGAAAAGCTTTTTGAGACTTAGCAAAGCAGTTTATTAAAAATAAGGCAAAGATATATCAGACTAAATATGATGACTGAGTAAGAAGACTAGAGAAACAATGAATTGATACAAGCGTATTTCCTACAAATATAGCTAGTCAAATTGATCAATATCTATGAGACCAGAAAACTACCCAAGCAATCACTGAAAGTGATCCCACAGATGATTATTTAACCTCACTAAATCTAAATGGCTAACAAGGCATTCACTCCAGCAGAATTAGCAAGTAATATCGCCTTTCAGACAGCGAAAAAAGCAAGCCCCAAGGTGTCAACTACGCCAGCACCTTTGCAATCGCTCTTAAAACCACAATTACAACAGCCACAAGCCATTTCTAGTAATAATATACCATGAGTATGACTTCCGCAGGTAAATAATCCTATCAAAACAGCAGTTGAAACACCAAAAGTGCCTGCCATTTTACCTACAACGGGGGCAGAGACAAATAAAACACTTTCTAAAGATAAGGTAGTTGAAATTATCAATAATGCTCCTGCTGGGGCAGACAAGAAAGCAATAGTAAATAAATTAATTGAAAGAGGCTATACTTTGGAATGATATGGAGCAGGTAAGCCAAGCACAGTGCAAGATAAATCAGCTTTAGCAACAGCGTGAGCGGTTGCATGAGCTATATGAACCGCAATACCTATATTATCTTGAATAGGAGACGTCGCAAAGTATGCTGGCAAAAAGATATATCAAACGACACTGAACCCAACGCAACAAGAAGCTGAAGCAATACAATCTTATAGAGCTTGAACTTCTAATATAAAGCCTAGATTAGCTACCGAAACCGCATTAGATTTGCCGATACTGAATCCAAGTCAAGGAAGATCTATCACTTCTAAGTTTTGATGATTTTGAACAAGAAGTATGATAGGAGAACAAGCAGAGGCCGGAGCTAGTGATTTATGGCAGACTAAGGTTCAACCGTTACTAAACAAAGCTAAGACAACAGTAAATGTGCAAGGAGCCATTAAAGAACTCAAATCAAACCTTGAGAGAATGGCTAAGCAAGACCCCGATAAACTTAAGGAATATCAACAGGCTTTTGAAGAGTTAACAACTGCCTACGCTGATCCCAAATATGCCAATATGTCCTTGAAAGACTTACAAGATCTAAAAAGCTGATTGCAACAAAGAACACCCGCTAAGTTCTTTAAGTGATGATGAGTAGAGCTAACAGATGCCTATAGGGAATTAAGAGGGCAATTATCCAGTAAACTTGCATGAAAGTTACATAGCGCTTTGTCTAAAGATTATTGAGCAGAGTCGGCTAAATTATATAAAGATTATGCCAACCTGCAATGATTATCAGAGATATGACCTAAGGCATTAACCGAATGAGGCAGAAAGTGATGATTCGGTGGCTTTATAGACTTTGTTACTAATACGCTTGCTACACCTATAACGTCAACGACAGGAAAGGCTTTATATAAGTGAGGCAATCTGCTAAAGATGCCGCAGAAGCTAGTAAATCTATGACTCAAGGCGGCGGTTAATTCTTGATGAAAGCTAGTAAAAAGCCTAGTCAAAGGTTGAAAAGTATTTAGCTTATTTGAAGATGGTTCATTAATACCATGATCACCTACTAACCTAGTAGCCCCAGTGAACCCTATTACTTATAACGAAAAAGACTTTATAAAGATAAAGTGACTATGAGGTATGCAGGTACAAAAAGATAAACTTAAGTTTAATAAGTCACTAGGGAAAAAAGTAGTAGAAACTGATTTATGATATATTGATGAAAATTGAAATGTTATGAATTAGTATCAAAGAATCATCTTATAAACTCCCTGATAATACGGATCAATTCAATCAGTAAAACAAAGACTAATCAAAGTCAAAATATCCAACCAGTAAAAGATAATAGTATATATCGAAATCGCATAGTATTGCATAATTTATTATAATAATAAATCAACACTATTATAGTAATTGACTTTTATGACATTATCTCCCTATATGAGCGTAGTACAAGATTTAGTAAAGAAAGAACTAGCATATAAAAGACTAGAGGAGATATTTGAAAGTCAAAGAAATAGTCTTTATGAGTTCTTACTTTACTATCGAGAAACAGAGAAGAAACAAACACTAGATTGAAACTGGCATATAAAGCTCATCTGTGACAAGTTAGAGGATGTATTCTATGGGAAGTGCAAAAGGTTAATGATAAATGTACCACCAAGAAGCCTGAAAACCGAGATAGTAAGTAGAATATTCCCAGCTCGATGTTTAGGTAAAAGACACTGAATCAAGTTTATGGCAGTAAGTTACGCATCTTGATTAGCACAGGATAACAGTGGGGATTGTAGAGCAATATATCAATCTGATACATTCAAATCTATATTCCCGAGAGCACCCGAACTTAAAGAAGATCAAAACACTAAACAACATTGGGAAAATATAGAATGATGACAATATTATGCAAGCTGATCTACTGGTACCATTACAGGTAAGTGATGCGATATAATGGTTATTGATGACCCATTGCAACCTGATGATGCTATGTTCGATGTACAAAGGATAAAAGTAAACAATAACTATCATCAGACTTTATATTCAAGGTTAAATAACAAAGTAGAAGGCGCAATAATAATAATAATGCAGAGATTACATGACGACGACTTATGTTGACATTTGCTTGGACAGGAGGAACATTGAGACAAGCGAGAGAAAGTGATAATTAAATCAATAGCAGAGGAAAAAGACGAATATAGAGGTGTTTGAGAGTCATTTTTTCCAAAGAGATTCCCTATTGATATATTAAACTGATTAAAGAGGCAAGATTGACAAGCATTTAGTAGCCAATATCAACAAGAACCAACAAACAAAGAAACACAAGAATTTCACGAAGAACGATTCAAATACCATTGAACTGATACATTCGAAACACCAGCATGATTGAGAATATTTACAGCAGTAGACCCAGCATTCAAACAAGGACAAGAGAATGACCAAACAAGTATTATAACATGATGATTCATAGAGAATAGACTATATATATTAGAGATAACAGCTTGAAGAATACCAGCAGATGTAATGCAGGATAAGATAATCTATCATATTAAGAAACGAAACCCTGAAAAAGTATGAATTGAAGCATTCCAAGCACAGTCAATGATAGTTACCTTTTTGAAACAAGAGCTACAAAGACAATGATTATATACAAGTTTAGAAGAAATAACACAAAGCGGAGATAAACTAAGTAAGATTAGAAAGCTAATAACTCTTTATAGAAACTGACTAATATATCACAAGTATGGAATGGACGACTTAGAATTAGAGCTTAAGAGATTCCCAAGAGGTAAACATGACGATATAATAGACAGCTTGCAGATGCTGTACAATATGTATGAACTGCAACCAAATAACTGAGCCAGACACAATATGAACTTTAAAGTAGAATACGATCAATATTGAATTCCTTATATAAGCTAATGAAATTAACAAAAGATCAGGAAAACAAGGTATTACAATATGTAAAGAGTCTTTTTTCTGATTACAAAAACAAGATGAGTACTTATCGTACTGATATGTTCGATGTTTATACTGCTGTTAATGCCTTTAAAAGAATAAAAGGTAATCCTAAAGAGTTCGTAGACCCAACCAAAGCACAATATGAATACTTAGTTAATAAAGCATTTGAGATAGAAAACAAAGTAGTTCCAAAGGTATTCTGAAACAAACCTAATTGGATAGTAACATTCAAACCTACTTATAATATTCAGGAGTGAATAGAAACATCTGATATGGCGGATATGATAAGGGATTACTTTGAAGAACAATATAAAAAACAAGATATTAGAGAATCATTAAAATTAGTCTGTAAATGATGAATAAGATACGGTAACTCCTTTGCAAAAGTAGGCTACAAGTACACAATAGATAGAAATAAGGAGAAAGTAGGAGAAATAGATTATGATGAGTTCTGACAACCAATTGATACCGTTACAAGCACCATCAAAGAAGATGTAATAGATGAATATCCTTGCATAGAATATAAAGGCTGGACTGATATGTACTATGACCCTAGCTATCTAAGGCTAGAGGATATGCCAGCTATTATCGAGTTAGCTAGTAATGTCAGATTATCTTATTTCACACAGCAAAAGGACAAGTTTATGAATGTAGATAAACTTGTAGAATGTGTAAGAAAGACAGATGAAACAGATGACGATTATAAAAGAAGAATGCTTGCACTACTTTGAGTAAGTGTAAGTGGCTCAACTGCTGATTCTATTTATCCGAGTACACTGCAGGTTAAGAAATTCTATTGATACTTAGATATATCTGATGATGAGAGCCTAAAGAATGAAAAGCTATATGAGTTTTGGATAGTAAATGACATGATTATAGTAGAAGCTAAAGAGATAAGCTTCTTACCATTTGAAGACTTTAGAGTGTTTTTAGATACAGAAGCTTACTTTGCAAAGGGTTATATACAATCAATAATCTGACTCCAAAACGAGCTTAATCATCAAAAGATAACAGCACAGAATTATATCAATAAAGCAATAGATCCGCCAGTATTCCGAAGTCCTAATAGCTGAGTAAACCCCAAGGACTTAGTAAATACAAAGCCATGACAAGTAATAGTAACTTCTAAAGATTGACCAACTGCACTAGCTAATATACCACAATATCCATTCAGAGATTTGCAACCATGATACCGAAATAATCAAAACGACTTAGAAAGACAAATACAAGCAGGCACATTTACAATAGACACAGCCAACCCACTAAGCCAGCAATCACTAACTAATACAGCAACAGGAGCTAAGATTAAAGAATTTGAAAGTAACGCAGTAACTTGAGATACAAGAAGAGAGTTTGAAGAGCTTATAGCTAGGATAGGTTATAAGATGCTCCAAGCAGTGTATGATAATATGGAGGACAATATAAGAGTACCAAAGAAAGACTGAACAGGCTACCGAGACGTAAACAAGGAAGCATTTAAAAACGCTCTATCGAAGTACAACATAAGAATAGAGGCTTGAAGCTCATCATTTGACAGCGTAGAAGCAAGAAGAGATGATGCAATAGCACAAATGAATCTATGACTACAACTAATGAAAGCATGAGCACCAATGGACATAAAGTATTTAGCTGAAAAGGTATTTAATACTTTTGAATGAATAGATACAGCTAGGTTATTTGTCCAACAACTGCCTATGTGACCAATACCAAATTTATCTAACCAAATGTCTAATGCTGAACCTATTACAAGTAGCTAAGAATGTTCGTAACTTCTATAAGAGGTTATCAAATGGCGATAATGCCCAAGAATATTTTGATGCTCAAAAGATAGCAGTTCAAGCAATAAAGCACGAGGGCTGATATAAAGAGATTGTCCAATACCGAGAGAGAGAACAGGTAAATGCAATGGATATACTCAGCAATGAGGAAACTCCTATAGACAAGGTACCGTACTATAGAGCTAAACATAACCATGCAGTAGCCTTCTTGAACCGACTGGACGCAATGAGTTCTTAGGAACTATTTATTATTACAACAATCTACAATGTCAACTATCGAGCCAACTACTGATCTAGTTGATCAGACTGCAACCGACTGACAAGAAGGACAGGAACAAAACAAGCCTGATTACGAAAAGATGTTTAAGGATACTAAGGCAGAGCTTACTAGAATCCAACAACAAAAAGCATTAGAAGCTCAACAATCAACTACTCAGTGAGATGACCCAGAACAAGTCAAAGCTTATTTAAGACAACAGTGATTCATTACAAAAGAAGAACTAGAAGCTCAGAAAAAGCTAGACGAAGTACTGAATTATAATCCTGAGTTATCTAAGTTTGCAGACTTTATCAAAACTGCAGCACAAAACGAAAACTTGGCTTACGAAGACGTTATCCAGAAATATTGACTCTCTACATCTGATAAGCTAGCTAAAGCCAAATCAAGATCATTACCATGAAATAATTTGGAACAACCAAAAGATAAATGAGTATTTGATCTAACTGAGGAGGAATGGGTGGCATTTCAAAAGAGTGAGATGAACAAGGATAAATATTCAGTACAGCCATCATTTTAATTCTTTTATTCTAACGAATGGCTAATTCATTTAATTTTGCCGACATCTGGGCAAGAAAACAACAAGATGTATTCCTCAAGAAATCAGTAGCAATGATCGTAGCAGATACTTCTTTCAACAGTGCATTATCTTATGGTAAGACATTGAAAAGAAACTACTCAAGTGTTGCCTCTACAGACGTACCATCTATTACTACAAGAGGTAATGATATGTCGGTAACAGATATTTCTGATACCACTGAAACACTTACTATCAATAGAGAATTTACTAAGGCATTCCAAGTACACGACTATGATGAACTTCAATCATCTTATGGTTTAGCTATGACCTATGGAGAACAGTATGGTATTATCATGCAGACTCAAATGGATGCTGATATTCTAGGAGAAGTAGTTAACGCTCAATCAGTAGTTGACGATGGTACTCTTGGAGGTACAGCTGGTAACGGTATCGTAGCAGATAATAGCAATATTATCAAAATACTTACTGCTATCAACAAAAAGCTTCAGAAATTGAACGTAGTTGAAACTAACTTAGTAGGTATTATATCTCCTGAAATAGCTGAACTCGTTACTCAGTACTATGCTGCTAAATATACTCCGTTGGGAGATAATGCTAGTGAGAATGGATTCATCGCTAAGCTTAACGGCGTAGAATTGTATGTATCCAATAACCTTACTGGTAAAGCTACATTAGGAATTGCAACACAACCTGCTGATGGAGAAACAGTAGTTATTCAAGGTGTTACTTTCACATTCAAGACTGTATTAGGAAGTACTGCTGGTAACGTATTGATTGGAGCTGATGCTGATGCTGCTAATACAAATCTTGCAGCATTGATAAATGCACCACAAACTACTACGGCTCAGTGAGTAGCTTTGTCTACTGCTAATTCTGATAAGTTTAGAGCTAGAGCAACTGCCGTTGCTGATACAACAGCTAACACACTGACAGTTACTTACAAAGGAGCGAGTGTGTTGACTGTATCTGAGACGCTTTCAGCTGGTGCCGATGTTTGGACTGCTGCATTGCAGAAACAGTTGAACTTCTTCGGAGTTAAGAATAAGATGACTACTTTGATTACTCAAAAGAAACCATCTATCGAAACAACAAGAATCCCACTTCAATTTGGAAACTACATCAAGAATGGAATGCTTTACGGCATTAAATCATTCAACGATAATACACAAAGAGGAGTAAGAGTAGAAATCAAGTCAAGCGCATTCTAAGGTATTGGTGGGGCAACCCACCTCCTTACTTAAGATAGCTTATTACTGTCTTAAGTAAGGAATTTACATCATTAAACACACCATGAAACAACTATTATCAAGAGGAGTTATTAAGAATGCTATATGGTTAAAAGAGCTACCTACTATTACAGTATGGTCTTATACCTCACCAGAAGAAGAGTACGAAGTAGAAAGTTATATTGTCCAGTTATCAGGGCATGAAGATGCTTATCAATTTGATTGAGAAAAGTTCTATGTAGATGTTCATAATAGAGCTGAAATGCTCAAACAATTAGAGGAACATAATACTATCTTAGAAAAGATGAAAGAAGAAGGTAAAACTAAAGAAGAAATGGATGAACGAATGAAAGGGAAAGGAACAGAATTTATTGATAGAGTAGAGATGGTATTCGCTAATAAAGAAATATACGGTAAAGTAAAAGAACTAATAAACTATTTATAATATTATTATAAAACATGAGCTCATTAGACGATACAGTAAAAACCATTTCAGGTTCAGTAGTTCAACTGAATAAAACAAAAACACCATTAGATACTACACCTAATGTGTCTTTGTCTGCTTCAGCAGCAAATACGATAACTATACCAGATGGCACAAGCAAGATAGAGATTATACCAGACGTTATCCCTGTAACTCCTATCTACATTAAATGGAGTTTCGCAGCTGCTACTGGTACCGACGCAACTGCTACAACTTACGATCAGAAATTGTGTGAATGTAAGCCATTTGCTGAATTTGTTACAGGCAATAATTTATCGCATATATCATTATTCACAACTACTGCGTGTACTGTATCTATCATCTATGTATAAACTATGTCAGCAATACCACACTTAGGGAATATATCAAACATAAGCAGACTATGAAGCTGAGGAGGCTGAGGTTTAGTGCCTCAATGACCATATATCCTTCAAATATGACAAGGAGGAGCTTTTAATCCTGTTGATGCCACTACTTATTACTTCGGTAATGGACTAACTAGCTCAACTGTTGACGCTACAGATCTTAGAATGTATGTACCTAAGAGATGAGTATTGAAGAAATGCTATGTAGGAGTAAGGAACTGAGGAACAGCTGGAACTACTGAGACATCTAGTTTTTATATCTCTGTTACTTCTTGAGGAACTACTACTGACTACCTTATCTCTTCTGCTGTAACTACTAATAATCCTAATCAAGTATTTTCTAGTACAAGCTTGAATATCCAGTTACTAGAATGAGATTATATATGTGGAAAATGGGTAGCTCCTACATATGTTACCAATCCTACTGCTGTTATATTTAGTATAAGTATGTGAATAGAACCGACACCTTCCTTACTTGGTTGAAGCAAAGTAGTGCTCACTTGATGAGCTGTCAGTCTTACGGCAGTGAGTTCAACTGATATGTTCGTAGGAGAGTGAGTAAATGGATCAACTGATATAGCTAGAATATATATACCCTATACATGAACTATTACTTATTGAATAGCAAATATAAGGAATTGAACCAATTGAACACCAGCAGCATGAACAGCGCAGTTCTTCTTAGACGCTAATGCTTGAACATACGAATCAATAGGTACTACTACTATGGGAGTTACTAATGTAGATCTTAATAGTACACTTACTACAGCAGTAACAGCATGACAATCCCTATGTATAAGAATGACTAATCCAGCATGGACTGTCGCTCCTGTATTTGCAATAAACTTTAGTTTTGAACTAACAATATCCTAATGGCTAGAAAATGATACCGATTACCTTTGTGAAGAGTTGTCGCTGGTACTACTACCGATTGACAGACTTTTTATTTGTGGAGAGCTTCAAATACAAGTGCTACACAGTCAAGACAATGAATCCCTATATCTTGAACTATTACTAAAGTTAGATATACTCAAAGAGTAGGGGGATTAGGAAGCAATGAGTTATGAAGTGCTGCATTGTTTAAGAACTGATCTACTACCTGAGTAACTATAACTTCTGCTATAGATTCTTCACAGGAACATTTTACAGCTACTGTATCTTGCTCTGTATCGGTAACAAGATGAACAGATTATATTAGTGTAGCAATAACCAATCCTACTTGGGTTACTAACCCTACAAGCGTACTATATAACGCAAGTGTATTTATTGAATATACATAACAATGATAACTATCACACAAGATGAAAAAGGCTACATAGTTACTTACTTATCATCTGATGAAGAGATGTCTTTTAAGTATTTCGGTACTAAAGAAGAAGCACAAGCTAAGTGAGATGAAATACTTGAATCAAGAAAACTAGATACTGAGGAAGTAAAACCAATATAATTTGATTATCTCCGCAGGTTACGGAGGCTATTTATTAGCAAAAACACCACATGTGAGAACTATTATTATCTTTAATTAAAGTGCTATTCTGAGGTTATTTATATACTAAGTTTTTTAAGAAATAATGGATGTATTAATTGAATTTATCCGTTGTACTGTCTGGATAGCAGTTTGATTTCGGATAGAATATAAAATGGATATGGCAACTACTAAGCATGATAATAAAGTAAAGCATTAATTTACTTGTAGTTCACTATGATAAAAAAGGTACAGGATAAAGGTAGTCGGTTAATGCCATTTATAGCTATATTTGCGGTAATATGATTATGAGCCTACCAACTTATAAAAACCTGAGAAGTATCATCTGAGGTGTTTTTAATTCTCTGATGAATAATACTAAGAGGATCAATAAAGAAACTTACCGATAATATAGATAAAGGCCAATAGGTCTTTTTTATATCTTGTATTTTATGGATAAAGAATTAAGAAACATTATAATATTATTTATCATTTCTTGTTTTTTCTTATGGCTGTTTTCATAGATTCCAAGAATACTTGGTTAGATATACAAAGATTATTATGGGTTCTAGTGCCTACTACCTTAGCGTTTGTTTTATGATGGTTATTGTGTTATTATCAACAGTCGCAAGCACCAAGTAAGGTTGTTTGTGAATCGACTGTATTATGTAATTGCCCTGTTTTACCCGATCAAATTCCTACATGCTGAATCAAATAGATCAACAAAGACAACAAGAAGTAGTAAGCTGAGTAATGGAAGCAGTTGACAAGAACTTTCTTGAGACAACCAGCCAGAGATTAGTTTTGGATATAAGAAAAGCCCTATCAAATTATGATAGTAATGGTATTTATATGGATTAATATAATATGAGATACTTACCTGAATGGATACTATCTACTCCTAGATTAATCTTAGTGATTCTCACTATAGGCTTAATCGTATTTACTTATGGCTGAATAACAGAACCTACAGTGTTCAAAGATATTGCATTAGTAGTATTCTGATATTTCTTTGGTAGTAGAGGTAGTGAACCAACTGCTGGAGGACCCAAAGCAAATACTGTCACAATAACTGATACTACAGACAGTCAAGAGTCTATAAATAACCTCAAAAAGAATGTTGAGCTGAGCCAAGTACCTGACAGGAAATCAAACGAGCCTGAGAGCAAAAATAGCAAAGAAGATAAGCCATTTATCGAATAATTAATCAGATTATGATATATTTAGATGACTTTATAGCCAAATATAAGGATAAAAAAGTCGATTTTGATGGCGCACGAGGTTTTCAGTGTTCTGATCTCGCTAGGCAACGATTAAAAGAAAGAGACCAAATACAATATAAACCACTCGGAGATAAATGAGTAAAGTATATTGCTCTTAATCCTGACTATTATCTACCAAAACCACTTACACGAGTAAAGAATGAAATAACAAAACCAAACCAAATACCGAAGAGATGAGATATAGTAATACTGAATATCCCAAGTAAGACATGACATATAGCAATAGTAACATGAGCTACACCATGAGTAAATAGTCTGACTATATTCGAGCAGAACGCTTGAAAATGAAGTGGAACTTGAGAGGGCAGTGATGCCTGTAGGCTAAGGACTATTACCTATAAGAATGTTTTATGACGAATTACACGATAAATACCATATTTACTACTATATTATAAACCATGAAAGCAAAAGCTAAGTGTAAGAAATGCGGAAAAACAAATTGTAAATGCTAATTTATTATTAAATCTTATTATTATGGAAGAACTAGAAAAAGAAGTAGTAGAAGCAAGCAACGAAGTAATCGCAGATGCTGTAGCAGATGAGCAACCAAATGCAGTTGAAGCAAGCGAAGAGGAAACTATCGCTGAATAAATATTGGTGAGTTCGCTCGCTTATCAGACTATTATAGATCTGATTGCCAATAAAGAAAACCCAATCTTTATGTCCTGTAAGGGATTATGGACTGGGTTTTTTGTTTTACTTATTAGCAGTAAGGTTTTCTTTAGTGTTTATAGGCATGAGATATTGAGATATAAAATAATCAGAAAGAGTTAAACGGTTAGCACATATTGTAAATATTTATCATATCAGCTAAGTCATAAGCAGTAAACATTCTTGTCCTTATATTGCATATCATTTCATCTTTAGGGTCAAGAGTAGATCAGAAATTCAAGTCATTCATTTTCAAAACTATCTGCTTTTTAGGCATAACCTTATAATGCTCATAGAGTTTATTTACGTCATGTCAATAATATCACATCTGAAACATAAAATCGTCATCATCTACAATATGTTTTCTTGCAAACTTATCAGCGATTTGATCTTGCGATAATCTCTTTTCTAACTTATTCATTTTTAACGGTGATAAGGATAAAATCATTTAGGATTAATCTTTACTTATTACATTCAAATACTTTACTATTATTAGGCACTCAAAATATCCAATTAAAGAATCTGCCCGCGGGGGTATCGATCTGAATTACTGAGTTATCATTTTTAGTTCTAGTCAATAAGATACATTTACGCCCAGTGAGTTTTAGCTTAGGTTCATTGGCTACTGGCTCAGCTATCTTGTCACTTAGAGGTGGAGCTATTGCATAATCTCCTAATACTTCTTTTCTATATTTAGAATAGATAGCGTTGAAGTGTTTACGACCATTAGGGCAATGTCACTTACTATTACTACTATCCTCGCTCATACAATATCTAGTTGGGGCAGGTTCATTCGGTCAGTAGCCATAAAACATTCATCATTCATTATACTTACTAGGGATTGAGTACTTTTTTTCATAGGTTCAAGCAAATCAATACGCTGACTTATCTTTACTTGCTTTTCTTCAAAAGAATCAATGGCTACTTTTATACTTGCCCATACCTGTTTCAGTGTTACTAATAGCTAGTCCAATACCAAAACAATGCTCATAATGGCTGGTTTCTTTACAGGCATTCGACAGCTCTGTAATTAGGCTATCATTAGCTCCTACCTCTTGTGCAAATTCTACTGGCGTTTTTCAATAAGCGATACTTCAAACAATCATTCAGATTAATCACATACTAGCTATAATCATAGCTTTAGTTTGTAAATTCATAAGTAAAGATAATATAAATATCCTATAATAGGATTACTTTTTGAAACAATTAGCCCCGTCCTCTGCTCTAAGCCAACATCAGGAGATTCACTCGAAGCTCCCACAGCTTTCAATAAACTCATATTTTGATATTTCATCGACTTTATCCGCCAACATTGTTTCTCAATCCACAGTACAAGTAAATAGACCAGTAGATGGTGCTTGCAATCATCATGTATTTGCAATAGACGAAGGTTTATTGACTGGAGCTGATGTAACCTCTACCCGCTTTTTTCATGCCTCTACAATAGCGAGTAGGTGTTGATTCTCTGCGGTTTTCTCTACTATAGTCAGTTCAGCCTGCTTAATAAGCCCCGAGTTGGTAGCTATAAGCTTTTCTGACTCTGCTACTCTAGCGTTGATGTCTTTCTGATTATTCATATATATAAAATAACCTCAAACAATTACTAGAATACCAATAAGTATAAATCTTAATTTCATTCTTGCGAATAAGGGGATAAAATAGTTGTTTCTCTACTAGGGTCTTTTAAATCTGCATTAAACAATAAGGGATTTGCTACGAGGATAGTCATTAGTTAGTTTCATAAGGATATAAATAGGTGACTCTTTTATTATAGATTCATTGTAATTGCATAAGCTTTCATTCGACCTCAATCAGATCTAAAGTTGTTCAATTGAATAATGATACATTGTATACTTTTTCCTTAAAATTGTTTACTTTAGTGTGATTAACTTCTCAAAAAAATAATAAGTCTTTTAGTGTCATAATAATAGATTAAAAATTAAATGTAGTTTATTATACAAAATTTATATTAATAATGCAAATCCTATAAGTTGACATATTATCTTTTATAGTTTATATCAGCTCATACTTTCATAATCTCCGCAGGCAATACTAGTTTTGTAAATCTATACTTTTCTACTTTGTTACATATTTTCTCTTTATAGCTTATCATTGGCATACTGACTAAGTCGCTAATAGCTTTATTCTTTTCTGCTTCTAGCTCTGCCAATTTAGCTTGAAGCTGGGATATCTCACTAGTCAGATTATCTATTTTATTTCTATAGATAGCTTTAGTCTCTATGTCTTCCTTCCACTTAGGTTCATCTCTACAGATCTGTTCCGAAAAGAAAGAATAAAATCACTGTTCAGTTACACAATTACCATTTTGCCAGTAGCCATTGTAACATTCAAATGCAAATGTCTGAAACTTACAATAAAGGAAGCTAAACAAAATAGCTAATCAAATAAGGAATGCTTTTAAAAAACTGTTCATAATAATAGATTAAGAATAAATGTATTATCATTATACACTGGAGTAATTGAAAATGCAAGTCTTTTTTTAATAAAGTCAACTTATAGAATTTATTTGCTCTTGTATTCTCGACATTGCTAGATATACTATATCATATTTATTTAGTTATGGCAACTTATGAGATGATTAGATGTATAAAGTGTAACATTGAAAAAGACGAGGAAAGCTTTTATAGAAGCACCTACAAGGAGTGAAAAAAGAATTGTTGTAAGGAGTGCTGGACAGAATACACTAAGTGAGTAACTACTATTGAACGACTAGCTACTATTAACTATCAGCAAGAACGGGCTAAGAAATATTGGAGAGAGAAATGGAGAAAAGAATAATTTATTATTTATAAACACCTATGCAAAAACTAGCAGTAGCTCTTACTACACAAGAAGAGTTTAATGAATATATGGAATGGAGAGCTAGCAAGAAATGGTCTATATATCCTAATACACACCCTTGATACAGATGAATATTAGATAACTTAGGTAAACCAGATTCAGTATGTATATGACACGATTCAGAGTGAAGACGATGATTTGTTAATCGACATAAAGAACAATGATACAAAATCATATCTCTTAAAGAAGCTATAGGAGAGAAGGAAAATAAAGAAATAATCAGAGAGGGAGAAGCCAAGAGATATATACATCCAAAGACACAACAAATGATAACCTTAGACAAAGAATTATGAGACTGATATGTAGTAGGGTTAAATATGCGCAAGATGTCAGACTTAGAGGATTATTGATTTGAACCAATAGAAGAATCTAAGAGAGATTGGATAAGTAATATGAAAGATAATCTGAGATCAGAAAGCAAAGTAATATGTGCTGACTTTGGATCTCAGATTATAGAAGCTGTACCATTTGAATATATTAGAGAAGCTATAGAAAAGCATATGCCTAAGCAACAGAAAATTACAATAAATGAGCTTGAAGATATTTGCAGTGGTATATGACACACTGGAACACTAATATACCGCATTACTGAACTCCTTAAATCTAAATGATTACTATAATAAAATCAGATTATATACTTATTATCAAACATGGCCTACAATCGAAAAAAAGCATACGATCTTATTAAGCATCTATGCACAGAACAAGACCGCCAAAGAATACAAACATTCCTGGAGGCAAAAAAAGAGAATCCAAGAAGTACAAAAAGAAATATAGTAATTGAATCAATCTTTCTTAAGTATCTACGCCCTCTAGGATTAAGAATACCACAACGTCAACCGAAACGCTTTGACCGTATGAATGATAAACGAATACAATAATACTATTTATAATTAAATATAATCTGATGTCATTAGATATATATCTACACAAAGACCTAAGCGTTAAATGTGATTGCTGAAAAGTACATGAGATAGAGTGACCTACTTTATTGATGTGGCTTTTCAATCACTGACACCTCCCACAATATAGCGAGAAGTTGGATAGCTAGCCTCTCAGATTATAAATTATTTACAACATTTATAAATTAAAAATAACCTGAAACATGAAACCCGAAAATAAACAATATAAGAAAATATTTGATGACCTTATAAAGCTGTGATTTAGTACAGATAATGCAAGTAAATGATGCTGTTATTACGACTTATGAAATGATGAATCAATACGGTACTTCTCTAATGACTTATGACTTATGCATTATTCTGGCGACCTATGAATACCAATGACAATAAAAGAAGTTAAAGAGTTAATCAGATTATAAATTATTTACATTGTTTACCCCCTATACCAAATGAAAGGAGAAGATAAAATAATCTGAGAACCGCAGACGGCTAGAGCAATGAACTATAGAGAGGTAGAAGATTATATTGCAAGTATGACAGACGAGGAAATACGAGATTTATTGGATAAGACTGTAGTATATAGCAAAAGAAAAAAGAAGTATACTTTTAGCCGGGAGGATGTATGTGATGAATGGTGAGAATATTATGCTTGATGGTTTAACTTTAGTGGCAAGTTTGCAAGGTACTATCTAAAATGCTTTACTGAGAAGCATACAGCTAGAGAAATAATGAATCGAGCATTAAGCAAGTGAATCATTGATATAAATAAATGTCCACGAAACTAACTCAGATTATTTATAATATCCACTATTTACTAATTAATTAACTATGTATAATGAAAAAACTACTCCCTTACTTAATGGCATTGCTATGGTTCTTATTATCTCCAGTACTTTGGATACTAAGATGAAAGTATCTCAACTTGCTAGGAATGTATCATGTTGAGTGTAACTATGAGTGCAATCCAAATGCTTATGATGTATATTCATTCCTTTTTGGTACGGTAATGATTTTACTTGCATGATATACAGTCTACCTAGTTATAGACTATATGGATAGGAGATACTAGTCAGACTATCTAATATTTATTTTTTGAACTATGTATAATGAATAAAAATATAATCTGAAAACAGCAGAGTGCGAGCATAGTCACCAAGCAAGAAATGCTAGACCGCATATACGAGGTTATCGCAGATAAGCAATTAAGCCTCTGATGTGTATTGAGATTCAAAGAAAAAGAGATGGATGATAAATACTGAGATATTGTTTTATTCAAGTATGTCAGGCAATGAAGTTCATCATCTGAATGATACGACTGATACAGAACTCAAAGAGGTGATCTTGTTTGTGCGAATATGAGAGAATGAGAGTTTAAATTCATAACTAAAAGATACAGAAATTCTATGCATTGGAAACCTGACGAAGAGTGAGAGAGAGTATGTGACGAGCTAGTAAATAAGTATTTTACTATAGTCTGACATGATGTAATGATCTGAGATATATTTGAACGATTGAGGTGAGATAAGCGAGATGAACTCTGTAAGATGTGTGATGACATCTATAACCTATATATTGGAGTTATGAAGATGTGGAAAGATAAAAGAAAACCAATCAATGAGCAGAGTGAAGATTGTATAAGACTTATTTATTCTTTTTGTTAGAAGTATGGCACAAACAATAGTAGCTTACTGTGTAGAAAAGCTCCCCAGCATAATAGAAAAAGACAAAGTAAAGTATTACGTTGATACTTGGAATAACAACGCTTGGTTTAAGTCAAGAAATGTTAAAGTACCAGCAGATTATAGGATATATTACTATAATTCTTCACTAAGGAAAACTCTATATGAAGTCCGAGGCGAATCTTGGGAAGATTGTACTGGTAAAATGCTTGCCTTACTATCAGAACAAAACCCCTAAACAGGTGTGATACGTGCTAACTCAGATTATTTATAATATCCACTATTTACTAATTAATTAACTATGTATAATGAA